CGTGCTATGGCTAAGACTGAGCAGATGGCTAAGAACTATTATGGCAAGTGAAATGGAAGATGATTTGCGCAAAATGATTGAGCGCTTGATGAATCAAAAAAGAGGACCAAAGCGTGTAGGTCGTCCGATTAATCGTAAGGGTGTTACTGACCCTAGACCGACAGAAACAGAGAAGGGTGGTCGCCGCAGACGACCACGCCCGATGCCGATGCCATCACCACGACCTGATGGCAAACGAATTAAACCTGCACCGATGCCAATGCCAAAAGGTCCTAAGGGTGATGGTTTAAGACCACGCCCGATGCCAAAAGCACCTGGTTTGCCAAGAAAACCAAGAAAGAGAATATAGTGTCTAGTAAACCTCGTAAAGCGTTTGATGGTGTAGGTCGCCCAAAGTCGCCGTTGGATGACTTTGGTAAAGCCGTTGCTAAACAAGTTGGAAAACAACTTAAAAAATCTGAAATTCAAAACATGAAGCGTTATGCTCGCAGTGAAGGTTTTGCTAAAAGTTATGAAAAAACTGGGCTTGACAAAGTGGTTGAAAAAAAATTAGGCAAAAAGGCTACTGGCATGAATACTTGGAAAGAAAGTACCAGTGGACGAAAAGGATTAAAAAAGACAAAAGAAAATGCTCTTGCGCTTCATAAAGACAGAATGTATTTAGATAAGCAAGACAGAGTTGCCCGTTTGTATGGTGATAGTGATGGACCACATGAAAGATTTTTTAAAGAAATGTATCTTCCTAGAAATCTTAACAAAATGGGCAATAAGGCTTTTAGAGAAGAAGTTGAAATTGGTCGTAAGCAGGCTCAGGCAGGTAATAAAGCCTCCGTTAAAATGTTGCGTCCTAAAACTAAACGAGCAAAAACTTTGAAAGGAAAAAAGTAATGGCTAAAGGTAAAGACGACTTTTTAAAAAACCTATTAAAAAAGGTTGTAAACAAAGCCATGAAAGATGGTGCTCCTGCAATAACCAATAAGGCACCACGACCTACGGCTGCTCAGCGTGCCGCTAAGCGTGCCGCACGAGGTCCATCGTTGTCTCCTGAGCAACGCCAAAAAGGCACACAGCAACTGATTCGTGAATATGACCGCAAGGTTAAAGCGATGGAAGTAAATGAGCGTCTTGCTGGAAAAGACTCTAATTTGTTGGCGTACCGTGAAAAAATGGGTAAGCCTGTTACAAAGAAACAGATTCGTGACGCTAAAGGCGCTGACCGAGGGCTAAAAAAGAATATGCCTAAGAAGATTCAGCGTGAAACGAAAAAGTCTGAGGGTCAGCAAATTGCTGAGGCTGCTAAACGTGCTGAGCGTAAAGACGCATACAAGGCTAAGGGTGGCAAGAATTCGCCTGAGAATATTGCGAAGCGTCAGCAGAAGCGTGCTGACATGCGCAACAAAAACAACAAAAAGAAATAATTATTATGGCTAAAAAGCCTAAGGGTCGTAAAGCCAGTAAGGTTCAAAGTGGTTTTGACCTTGATGATTTGTTGGAGTTTTTGGGTAAGTCCACTGGTCAAATGAAGGGTGCTGGTCGTGCAGGTTATGGTTCGGCAGCGAACGCTGCCGCTACCAAGGCTGTAGGTAAACTTGGTCCTAAGTTGGTTCGTGAAGCGGATTCTTGGACTACTGGCGGTTTAGGTTCTTTAGGTTATGATTTGGCTACTGGTAAACCTATGACTGCTGGTACTGTTGCTGGTAATGCTGGTTGGGGTGCAGTAAATTTTTTGCCTGTGGGTAAACTTGCTAAAGTTGGTGGTCCAGCATATAAAACTGCTAGGTCGGCAACTGAGGCGGCTAAACAGTTGCGTTTGTTGAGCATGTTGTTGGGTGGCGAATAAAACCCATATTTGGGAACAGATACGGCATTTGTGATGACTACAAACGCCCAATCTCAAGCAGTTCCGTTCCAATCTTATTATGGAACCAAAGTTGATGGATACCGTCTAGCGCATACGGATGGTGCCCGTCTGGCACCTCCTAGCGCCCCTTATTTGGGTCGTGAGGGCAAATGTGCCGCTAACGAGGACACCTGTGAAGGGTTCGCTGTCAAGGATTCGCAGTTCTGTGTGGGTCATAACCGTAAGGTTGGGAAAACTAAGAAGGTTTCATAATGGCTTATGTAGCCCAGACCGCCGCCACTATCCGTCAGTTTGTCCGTGATATCACGGATTTGGATACTGCTGATTTGCCTGACAGTTTGTTGAATATGTATATTCGTGACGGCTATTACCGTATTTTAGATTTAGAGAAAAGATGGAAGTTTTTGGAGGAAACTTTTACTTTTAACACGGTAACAAATCAGCGTGCTTACACGATTGCTGATTTTACTGCTGACCCGATGCGTGAGGTTATTTCTATTGTGGACAATACGGCTGTTGGTGCCCGTTTGGACATGATTGGTTACGATATGGCTGAAGAAACTTATATCGGTACTTACGACACTTCTTCTAACCCGTTGTTTTATGCTGTTTGGGATGGTCAGATTCATTTGTATCCGAAACCAAACAATGTTCGGACTTTGACTTGTCGTGGTTATCGTGAGCCTACGGATTGGATTACTAGCGCAGGTAATGTTGATGCGTCTAAGAATTTGCATTTGCCGTTGGTGTATTATGCGTGCAGCCGTATTTATCAGCGTCTTGAGGATACTGGTATGTCGGCTGAGTATAAGCGTGCTTTTGATGAGGGTGTTTCGTTGGCACGAAACGCCGAAATTAAACCAACTAGTCATGCGCATTTGGTGTTATCGCATGGACAAACTCGTGGCAGACCAACTTTCAAGGGTTGGATGCAGGAACTTGGAAGGACGCTTGGGGACTAATGACTGTTGGTATTTATGAGCAACAGGATTTTACTGGTGGGCTAAATTTGCGTGCTGACCAGTTTCAGTTGGCTGAAAATGAGTCACCTAAGATGTTGAATGTTGATGTGGACCCTAGGGGCGGGGTATTTTCTCGTGGTGGCTATACGGCTATTAATAGTACGGTTGTCCCTAGTTGGAATCCTCATAGGTTGTTTCGGTTTGATGGTGATGCACCACAAATAATGCTGTCCAACAGCACGAAGGTTTATCGTTCTACTGGTGGCAATTTTTCTACTTTGCAGTTTTCGTCTGGTAACGATATTGCTATTGGTTCTAGTTGGGGTGCTGGGTTTGCTCAGTGGGGCAAAACTTTATATATTTCTACTGGCACTAGTGGTAATGGTGGCTATAAGTGGGAGACCGCTAATACTTACGCTAGTGCTTTGACTGCTAGTGGTCCGACTTGGCAGCCGTATATTTCTCCTACGGGTGGGTTTATGCCGTGTGCAAAGTTGTTGGCTGTCCATGCTAACAAAATGTTTGCTGCCAACACTATTGAGGATAGTGTTTCGCATCCGAATCGTGTGCGTTGGTCGCACGATTCTTTGCCTGAGGATTGGATGACTGACGACTATTTGGATGTTGAGGGTGGCGGTAACGGTATTACTGGTTTGGCTGTTGTTTCAGGTCAGTTAGTTATTTTTAAACCTAGAGCCATTTTTGTGTTGTTTGGTTACGATTCTGACAGTTTTACTATCGTTGAATTATCCAACCATTTAGGTATTAGCACACCTCGGAATGCTGCGCAGTCCGATGTTGGTTTGTATTTTTTTTCTTACCCTGAGGGATTTCATTACTATAATGGTTCTAGTATTAAAAACATTTTTAATCAGTTGCAGCCGATTATGGATTTGAATTATTTGGATGTGACCACTAAACCTGTTGATGTTTCTTGGGTTAATAACCGTGTGTGGTTTGCTGTGCCGTATTCTACAACTGGTGCTGCCGCCACGAAGGCGACAGTTAATTTTGTTTATGACCCATCTATTAGTGATGCTGGTACTTATACGATGTTTCAGTCATCTGATTCGTTTGGGCTTGTTGGTGGAATAAATTGGGAGAACTCTAACGGTAAGGCGTTTGGTTTGTTGTGTCATGCGAACATTGGGCGTGTTGTTTCGGTGGACAACTACGATGAGGAGCAAGATAATTTGGATGGGACTACTTCTAGTTTTACAACCTATTATCGGACTAAGTGGTTTGATGCTGGTTCATATATTCAAAAGAAGATGTT